GGCGCCGGAACGTCCTACACCTCTACCGCAAGCTCAGGCCCGGCCAGACCCGAGGGGTGCCCTACCTGGCCCCTGTGGTGGAGGCCCTGAAGCAGCTGGACCGCTACACCGAGGCCGAGATCATGGCCGCGGTGGTGAGCGGCATGTTCTCGGTGTTCATCAAGTCCGAATCTGGGATGACCCTTCAGGATGTGACCACCGGGGCGCCTCCTGCCGCGGGCCAGATCGAGCAAAATCTGAAGTCCGGCGCCATCATCGACCTGGCCCCGGGCGAGTCCATCGAAGTCGCCAACCCCGGCAGGCCGAACGCCAACTTCGACCCCTTCATTCAGTCCATCCTGGTCCAGGTTGCGATGGCCCTGGAAATCCCCTTCGAGGTTCTACTGAAGCGGTTCAACTCCAGTTTCTCGGCCAGCAAAGCGGCCCTGCTGGAGGCCTGGAGGTTCTTCAATGGCCGCCGGGCCTGGCTCGTGACCTCCTTCTGCCAGCCGGTGTTCGAGGCGTGGATGGATGAGGCGGTGGCCCGCGGGCGTGTCATCGCGCCGGGCTACTTCCAGGACCCCGCCATCCGCCGGGCCTACCTGGGGACCAAGTGGATCGGGGACTCCCCCGGCCAGATCGACCCGACGAAGGAAGTGGAAGCGGCCCGCCAGCGCATCGAGCTTGGCCTGTCCACTCACGCCGAGGAGTGCGCGGCCCTCACCGGCGGGGACTGGGAGACGAAGCACTTCCAGCTTGCCCGCGAGGTCAAGATGCGGAAGGAGGCCGGGTTGATCCGCGACTACTTCCCCGAGGAGTCCGGAGACGCAAGCAAGGCGGCCCAGCCGGGGCAGCCCAAGCCCAAGGACGAGAAGGAAGAAGGAACCGAGGAGAGCACGGAGGAGGGAACCGATGGCACGGCTCGTTGACCTGGTGTGCGCCCCCTGGGCCATCACGCCGCCGATGTTCCAGGAGGTCCTGGGCATCTACAACCGGCACGTTCGCGGGGACAAGATCGACCTCGAGGGCCTGTCTGCAAGCCTGGGCCGCCCGCTGAAGAACGAGCCCAAGGGCTACGACATCGTGGACGGTGTGGCGGTGCTACCCATCGAGGGTGTCATTGCCAAGCGCATGAACCTGCTCATGCAGATCAGCGGCGGCACCTCCACCACCTTCGCGGCCAATGAGTTCATTCGCGCCATGGAGGACCCGCAGGTGCGGGCCGTGGTGCTGGCGGTGGACTCCCCCGGCGGTGCCGTGGACGGGACCCAGGAACTGGCCAGCCTGATCGCCAGCTACCGCGGGGTGAAGCCCATCGTGGCCCACACCGACGGCATGATCGCGTCGGCCGCCTACTGGATCGCCTCCGCGGCTGATCGCATTTTCATCAGCGGGGACACCACGCAGGTCGGCTCCATCGGCGTCGTGGCAACGCACACCGACATGTCCGGCGCCGAGGCCCAGCGTGGCGTGAAGACCACCGAGATCACGGCTGGGAAGTTCAAGCGCATCGCCTCGCAGTATGGCCCCCTCACCCCCGAGGGCCGTGCCTACATGCAGGACCAGGTGGATGCGGTCTACAGCGCTTTCGTCTCCGACGTGGCCCGGAACCGCGGGGTCGATGTGGAGAACGTTCTGGAAAGCATGGCCGAGGGCAGGATCTTCGTCGGCCGGGCCGCGGTGGAGGCGGGGCTGGTGGACGGTGTTTCCACCCTCGACGCCATCATCAGCAGCCTGGCGGAAGGCGAGACCTTCGGCAGCGACTCGGGCAAGTCCGCGGTGTCGGCAGCCCATGACACGAACCTCGAGGCCGGTGCTGCCTCGGAACCCGCAACCCCCCACAAGGAGAACCACATGAACATCGAGACCCTGAAGGCCGAACACCCCGACGTGTTCGAAGCCATCAAGGCCGAGGGTGTGGCCGAGGGCATGACCCAGGGTGCGACCGCCGAGCGGCAGCGCATTCAGGATGTGCTGGCCCAGGCCCTGCCCGGCCACGAGGCCCTGGTGCAGACCCTGGCCTTCGACGGCAAGACCACCGGCCCCGAGGCCGCTTCCGCGGTCCTGGCCGCCGAGCGCAAGGCCCGGGAGACCAAGCTGGGCGCCATGACGGCAGACGCCCCGAATCCCGCTCCGACCGACAGCCCCGAGCCCACGCATGCCCTGCAGGGTGAGGAAGCCTGGAAGGCCGAGTTCGAGAAGAACGACGACCTCCGCGCCGAGTTCGGCGGGAGCCTCAACGCCTACCTCGCCTTCAAGAAGGCCGAGGAGAGCGGACGCGCGCGCGTCTTCACCCCCACCAAGTAACCCGAGAGCATAGGAGATCACGACATGGCTCTTTCCGCTGACACCCCCCGCGTTTACGAGCTGGGCGATATCAACTCCCTGCCCGTGAAGGCTTCGACGAAGGTCTATGAAGGCGCCGCGGTCGGCATCGACGCCGCTTCCGGCTACGCTCGCGGGCTCAACGCTGGCGACGCTTTCAAGGGCTTCGCCGAGCGCACAGCCGACAACTCCGCGGGCTCGAACGGCGACGTCCGCGTCCGCGTTCTGACGAAGGGCATCGCGAAGCTCGCGATCGCGAACGCTGCGATCACCGACGTCGACAAGCCCGTCTATGCGAGCGACGACGGCACGTTCACCCTCACCGCTTCGACGAACAGCTACGTCGGGAAGATCGTCCGCTGGCAAGCGACTGGCGTCGTCCTCGTGGCCTTCGACGCCTCCCAGCCTTCACCGTTTCGAGGCGGAACCATCGCCCCGCTCACGGACAACACCGCCGGGACCGCCAACGACACGCTCGAAGCGATGGCCGACCTCGCAACGGCTGGTGGCAACACCTATACCGACGCCGAGGTGAACGCTGTCCTCGCCAAGATTCGAAACAACTTCGCGGACCTCGCGGCCAAGGTGAATGCCATCGCCGCAATGCTCAAGTAAGGAGACGACAAAATGGGCGCTTCCTCCCTTTCTTCCCGCGCGATCATCGGCCAGTTCTACAACCGACTCGAACAGAACGTCGGGGCCGAGTGGATCGACCCGATCTCCAACCTCTTCAACAGCAACCAGGAGAGCGAAACTTACAAGTGGCTCGGCATGGCTCCCACCATGCGCGAGTGGATCGGCGGTCGGCAGGCGAAGGGATTCCGCGAGAACGGGGTCACCATCGCCAATAAGACCTTCGAGGCAACGATGGAGGTTCTCGTCGACGAGATGCGGCGCGACAAGACCGGACAGATCATGGTCCGGATCAACGAGATGGCCGATCGCGTGAACGCGCATTGGGCCAAGCTCCTGACGAGCCTCATCATCGCGGGCGAGGCTGGCCTCTGCTACGACGGCCAGTATTTCTTTGACACGGACCACTCCGAGGGCGACAGCGGCTCTCAGTCGAACGACCTCACGTTCAACGTGACGACTCCGACCGCTCCGACGGCCGCGGAGATGGAGCAGGCGATCATGGCTGGCGTCTCCGCGATGATGGCCTTCAAGGATGACCAGGGCGAGCCCATGAACGAGAACGCGAAGAGCTTCCTCGTGATGGTCCCGACCCCCTTCATGTATGCCGCGGCTGCGGCCCTGAAGAACCCGGTCATCGTCGACGGCTCCGGCGCTCGGACGAACCTCATCACCAACATCGGAGGGTTCAATTTCGGGCTCGCCGTGAACCCCCGGCTCTCCTGGACCACCAAGTTCGCGCTCTTCCGCACCGACGCCGAGACGAAGGCCCTCATCCGGCAGGAAGAGGAGGGCGTCTCTGTGTCCGCGATCGCGGAGGGCTCCGAGCTGGAGTTCAAGGAGAACAAGCACGAATACGGCGTGAAGGCCATCCGGAACGTCGGCTTCGGCTACTGGCAGCGCGCCCTGCTGACCACGCTCAACTAACCCGGAACGGCGGGGGCTGGCTCCGGCTGGCCCCCGTCCTCCACACGGAGACGAAGCGATGAAGATTCTTCAGGTGATCGGAGCTTCCGCGAACTTCGCGAGCGGCGTCCTGTCCCTCTCCGGGAAGCAGGCGAAGGCGCGCGAACACGCGCTCCGCGACCTGGGCGATGGCCTCTTCGAAGTGCTGGAGCCCGTGTGCTTCAAGCGTGGCGAGATGTTCGGCTTCGACGGTGACATGCCGAAGGCCCTGGCCCTGTGCCTGGAAGCCCTCGAGCCCGAGCCCGAGATTGAACCCGAGACCGAGGAGGCCGGGGAGACCGAGGAGGCCATCGAGACCCTGGACATCGACCTCGAGGACATGGACCGGGAGGAACTGCTGTCCTTCGCCAAGGCCATCGGCCTGAACCCGCACCCGAACACCGGCAAGCCCAGGCTGCTGGAGGTTATCAAGGAGCGGCAGGACGTCATGCTGGCCGAGCAGGAAGCGGCCCGCGAGGAGGCCTGACGCATGACCTTGGACGCCGACCTGGAGACGATGCTGGCCGACTTCGGAGTGCCCGCGGTTCACGGTGCCGAGACCGGCAAGGTGATCGTGGACACAACGGACGAAGCCATTCTTCAGGCCGGCGGCCCTGGCGTCGTCGGCAAGATGGTCTCCGTGCTTTGTCGGACCTCCGACTTTCCGACCCTCAAGATCGGGGACACCTGGACGGTGGATGGCGCTGCCTTCAAGGTCGCGGACCGGCTCCGGCTGGATGACGGCCTGGTCTCCAAGGTCCTGTGTAGGGTGTGACGATGGCATCCCTCCGTTCCCAGATCCTCGACCACCTGAAGGGCCTGCTGGAGGCCCCCGGCAAACCGACGGGGCTCACGGTGGAGACCCTACGGCTGCAAAACCTGGAGACGGTGAGCCTGCCCCACTCTCTCATCAGGCCGACCGGGGAGACCGTGGAGCTCGCCAACCCAGACAGTCTGCGCTGCCCTGTGGTCGTCCGTGACCTCCGGGTGGCGGTGGACTGCAGGGCTAGCGTGGCAGATGGGCAGACCGTCGAGGACGCACTGGACGCCCTGCTCGTGTGGGTCACGAAGGCCATCCTGGCGGATCCACGCTTGGGCGCCCTGGCGATCCACACCGAGGAGAACGGCACAGACTGGGCTGGCGAGGACAGCGCGGATGGAACCCTCGCCCTCGCCACCATCAACTTCACCGTCCGATACAGGACCAAGACCAACGACCAAGAGGTGAAAGCATGAAGATCAAAATCCTCACCGACACGCACGAACACCAGGACCAGAAGGTCCAGCCCGGGACCGTCCTGGAAGTTGACGAACCCACCGGGAAGCACCTCATCGACATCGGCGCCGCCGAGCCTGCCAAGACGAAGGAGTAGACCATGGCAACCCCCGATTCTGGAAACATCTACCTCGGCGCCGGCGAGGTGTGGTTTAACCGCTTCGGCGCCAACGGGTCGCCGACCCAGTGGCGCCACCTCGGCAACGTATCCAGGCTTGAGCCGACCCAGTCCGTGGAGACCCTGGAGAAGCGCAGCGCCATGTCCGGCGCCCGCGGCCTCCTAAAGCGGGTCGTCACCTCCACCACCTCCGAGGTCGCCCTGACCCTGGACGAGTTCGACCCCGAGAACGTGGCCCTGGCCCTGCTGGGTTCCGCATCGGCTTTCAGCCAGTCCAGCGGCACGGCCACGGATTCCGCCATCCCTGGCACTGTCAAGAAGGGCCAGTGGCTTGACACTGGCAAGCTGAAGATCACCGTGACGGGTGTGAAGAAGTCTCCCAGCACGGCCCTCGTCCTGGGCACCGACTACGAGGTGGACAGCGACAGCGGCATGATCCGCATCCTGCCCGGCTCCTCCACCGTGGCCGACGGCGACAGCCTGCTTTGGTCCGGCTCCTACGCCGCGATCACCTCCACGCAGATCCAGGCCCTGGCGAACAGCCGGATCGAGGGTGCCCTGCGGTTCCGCAGCGCCTCCGATGCGGTGGGCCCCCGCTACCTCGTGGACTTCTGGAAGGTCTCCATCGCGCCCGACGGCGCCCTGGCCCTCCTCACCACCGAGTTTGGGGAGATCACCCTGAAGGCCGCGGTGCAGGAGGACACCAGCAAGAGCATCGGGGAGCGGTATTTCCGAATGGTGCAGCTGTAGGCTGGACGATGAGGGGGCCGGGTCACACCGGCCCCGCTCGAACAGGAGGGAGACCCGTGGAGATAGGCGGCCGAAAGTTCCAGCAGATCGAGGACTGGACGGTGGAGCAAGACTGGTGGCTGATGCAACGCATTCGGGCCGCCGGGCTGGACACCATCGGGGTCGCGTCTGAACGCCCGGACGACATCGCCGAGGCCATCGCGGAGGCCATCGAGGCCAAGCTGGCCGATAGCGGCCTGACGGTGGACCTGCTGGGCGGGTTGCTCGTTCCCGAGGGGATGAGCCCGGACGCCTGGACCCCTGCGATGGCCGAGGAGACCGCCGCCTTCCTGAAGCGGCAGCGTGGCCGAGAGGCCCGCGAGGCGGTGCGCAACCTGGCCGTGTGGGCGCTGGTCCATTTTTTCGCCAACGGGCTCGTCTCCTTCAAGATTTCGCCGGCGCTTTCCAGCGTGAGCGGCGGGCCCCGGGAAGCGGTGGAAGCGGTGAACCCTGGCGCGGCTCCAGAAGCCTAAACCTTGACGAGTGGAACGTCCCGGTGCGCGAGGTCGCGGGCTGGGACTTCGGCAAG